CTTAATAGTTCAGCGGAACGATTTTCCAATTCCGATCATAGCACCGCGTTTCGCCAGCCTCCTTAAGCGCAATCCGAAAACTGATGTGCTCTTTCAAAGGAAGGCCCAAAGCGTCAAAGGCCTTCTTAACAGACCGATATTGAACGCCGTCCACTTCAACGGCAGAGCGTTGGCGACGCTTTGCTTTTACCTTTTCGTCGGTCCAAGATTTGGCGATACCCGCTGCGCGGTTCGCGGCGATCTCTTCTGGCGATTTATGCTTCATGGACTGGACCAGTGCGGCCACTCGACTTTCAGCTGTAGCCCGGTTGACGAATTTTTTGATGTTCTTTCCGTCGTTATGTTCGTTATAGAATTTCACGAGGTCTGACGTTTTAGCGTCTTGGATTTGTTTGGGGGTCATTTTCTTTCCTTAAGTTTAAGTTAAGCGCGAACGCAGTTTGAGACGACAAATCGTCCGGGGTATGAATCAGGGTCAGCAGATGCCATGGCACGGGCTGCGCTTTTAGCAACCTTCTTATTTTTAGCACCGACGGTAAATGTCTTGGAGTAGCTACAAAAGCCGTTTACTGTTACTTTATAATCTCTCATTTTATTCCTCTTTGGATTGTCGTTACAATTATGTTATGCGCCAGATTAAACGCAAAGTCAACAACTTTTTGAAAATAATTGGAAAATAATTTCTTGACTTCACTATAATTATGCCCGATGAAGGCCTATCCGAACTCAAAGAGAGATAATAATGCTAGAGATTTTACAATTCATATTCAGTTCGTTTTGGACTTGGGCAGGGACGGTCATTATGATCGCCGTAACAGGCCAAGTAGCCCTTTCCCTTGTCGCGTTAATAAAGTCATGAGCAAAGTATTCGTCGCCAGCCTTCCAACTCGCTGGGACGCGGCTACAAAAAAACAAGTTCCGTCACTAGACCTCAATCCAGCAATGGAATTCGGGGAGCTTGTAATTCTAACAGAGGGCCGCAAAGAGGCTGATGACTTTCCAAAAGCTATAGACTTAATTTGCAAGGCAGCGGGACAATTTACCAACGAAGATTACATATTGTTCGTTGGTGACCCTATATTGAATTCAGTTTTAGTTTCAGAAATTAACGATAACGCTCATTATACTGATCACGAACCTTTTTGCGACATCAAATGCCTAAGGTGGGTTCGTAAAGATCGGTGTTATGAAGTTCTGAAAATATAGGGAAAGAATATGACACTCAAATTCGACGCAGACGATCAAAAGGATAAAGAGCCGAGCAAAGACAAGCTCGAAAGTCTTGTTGCGCTAGCAGAGCGTTTTATCGAAGAAAAGGATGCGATTAAAGAAGCTGACGATGCACTTAAAGCCGCGAAGAAGGCGTTCGCTAAAACAGAGCGCGGTGATCTCCCTGACCTTATGGCGGAGCTTGGGGTGCCTTTGTTAAAGCTCGACAACGGCATGGTCATATCTATCGCAGAAGATTGCACAGCCAGCTTATCAAACACAACTCGCGGCCCGGCGTTGGATTGGATGATCGAGCACGACTATGGCGGGCTTATAAAAACTGAAGTCACCGTCGCCTATGGGCGGGGGGAACGAGATGAGGCTGTGGAGCTAGTAAAAAAGCTAGACGCCTTAGACATTCGCGCCGATCTTAGCGAGACTGTTCACCACTCCACTCTCAAGTCGTTTGTGAAGGAGCGACTAGCGGAAGGGGATGCCATTCCTATGGACCTCTTCAATGTATATCCCTTCAACAAAGCAACTGTCAAAAAAGGATAAATTATGGCAAAAGCAGATAAGAAAGCGGCAGAAAAAGAAGTCGCTACAAAAGCAAAAACGGCTGTTGGGGGAGCGCTTGATTTTAGCTCCGACATCGGCGCGGGCATGGAAGGTGCGGATAAGGATAGTTATGCCATTCCGTTTCTTCGTGTTCTTCAAACGAATAGTCCCCAAGTCAACGAAGCGAACGGCGCTTATATTGAGGGCGCTAAGGCCGGGATGATCTTAAATACAGCAACTCGACAAGTTTACGACGGCAAGGAAGGTGTTTTATTGATGCCTTGCGCGTTCCAGCGTCGTTTCATCCGATGGGCACCGCGCGGCGCAGATCAGGGCTATAAGGGCGAATATCTCCCTGACGAAGTTAAGGCGCTTGAAGACAGCGAAATGGCCGTTCGTCATGAAGGCCGTCTATATGCTCTCGATGAATTGGGCGAAACGCCTCACGAGAAAAAGACAGATCGGTTAAGCGACACTCGCTCGCATTTCTGTATTCTTGATGATGGCGAAGGTTTCCATGAAGCGCTGCTCGCTCTCGCTTCGACGCAGATTAAGAAGTCAAAACAACTCATGTCGATGATGAGTGCCGCGAAGATCGAAACCGAAAATGGCAAGGTGACGCCGCCAACTTGGATGAACAAAATCCGTATGACAACCGTTCCCGAAAGCAATGACGAGGGCGATTGGCACGGCGTTCAGTTTATAGGCGAAGGGTTTATTGAGACCCAAGACCTATACGACGCCGGAAAGAAATTTTATGAAACCGTTAGCGAAGGTAAGGCGAGAGCCGATTACAGCGCCGACGAAGAAGCTGGAGGCGGCGACGCTAAAGGGGGAAAGTTCTAGCCAGCGCCCGGCTAGAACGAGGCCCGGCGTCTGGGGGATTACGGACGCCGGGCTTTTAATACAAATCCAAAGAGGAATGTTGATGCCCCACGGAACTGGTCAAGCAATAAAAGAATTTGTAAATCGAAAGAAGATCGGTTTTCTCATATTTTTATTAAAGCTATTTGTTGTAACGGCTATAGCCGGGCTGCTCTATTATTGTGCTGTGCGATAAAATGATAGAGCGAGAAGGAAACGATATTCAGCTAACTTGCGATTACAAAGGCGGGTGCAAGGCCGCTACGGACGTTTACAATAAACAAGATTTCAACGTAATGATCAAGGATGCGAAAGCTGACGGGTGGAAGATATATCCTGTGAACGGCGAGTGGCGTCACTTTTGTCAATGGTCGCACGGCGATGACTAGATCGGAAGAACTCGACGCAGCTGTAGCGGAGCTTGAAGAAGCGCTCGTTGATCTTAAAGCGGTTAAGGCCAGCGAGCATAAATCGCGCATCGCCCTGCGCCAGATATCAGCGTCTTTAGGCGGAATTTGCGGCCGCATCGCCCGGATAACGACAGGGCGCTATTATGGAGATAGCAAATGACATATCCATTAAAGAATTATGAATTGAGATTGAAAAAAGATGGAAGAGCAAGGTGCTTCGACATAGAAACTGGCGATCCATTTAAGTCTAGGACAGAAATATGGCTTAACGGGGTTTGCATAAAAACAACTCCATTCGAACAATACGCTGTTGGCTTCACTGACGGTTATAATAAAAAGAGATGATTGACGATTTCATAACGGAAATGTTACGGGAAACGCCGGATGACGCACGCGTGATGATGTGCCAATTTCGCGGGGACCCAAACGAGGATATTAAAGGGAAATGGCGGGCTTTCGTCGTTAAGGATAGCTCTATAATTGACCCGCGAGCTAATGTATATTTTTGCGTTAGCGCGATGAAGAAGAACGCACGTAACGAATTCCGGCGGCGCAAAGAGAATTTTGCCGGGGGATTGCTTTTAATGATCGACGACATCGGCACAGGCCCCGGCGCTAAGTTTCCTATGGATACGATCTCCGCTGCCCCGCCGTCCGCGCTGATCGAAACATCGCCAGACAATTACCAAGCAATATATTTCTTCGAAAAGCTCGTTACAGATATGCGGCTTTTCGAAGCTCTCATTAAGGCATTTATCGACGCGCAATTTTTAGGGAAAGACACAGGAATGGCGGGCGTCAATCGGGTTTTCCGGCCCCCGGCAGGAATAAATGCGAAACCTAAGCACGAGATCGACGGGAAGCCTTGGGCCGTAAAGCTCGCTAAATGGGAGCCTAAGCGGCGCTATACCGTCGAAGGACTAGCGAGCGCCTTTAATCTCGAAATCAAGCGTAGAGGGCCGCGAATTCCTCGCGGAGCGACGGTTTCTAAGCCTGAGAACGTCCGCGCTTTCGTGAACGTCCGTAACGCTCTGCGGGAGGCGGGGATGATAAAACGTAACGCACCGGATATGGCGGGGTGGAGCGATATGAGATGCCCTTGGACTGATGAACATACAGGGGCGAAAGATAACGGCGCAGCTCTCCGATTGCCTGATATTGATAACCAATGGTTTGGCGGGTTTAAATGTCACCATGGCTCGTGCGATGGGAGGGGATGGCGCGAATTGACCGAATGGCTATCGGAAGAACAGGAAGAAGTTTTAGAGCTGATAAACAAATATCCTTTAGAGTGGGATAATATACGTGGGACATAAAAACATTCTTGAGCTTTGGGTTAATAGATCGAAAGAAGATCACGACGAAGGATTGCTCGCATATAGCCGTTACAACTGGGTCATGGAAGCCTTTGCCGATTACTACGGTTACACGCTGCAAGAAGCGACAGAGGTTTTCGTCGCACTATCTCCGAATAGCGATTATCACGGAAATCTTAGATCGCTGGCTAGCGTACTCGACGGTCACTCAAAAACCTTAAAGCCAGAGCAGATAACAGTTTCGACGTACAACGCCTGCAAAAACAGAGCAATAAGCTATCTCAACGGCGTGTCGTTCCTAGATACAGTTAAAGGCCCAAAGATAAGCGCATTCCGGCATAACATTCTCAATCCGCAGTCCAGCGATATGGTCACAGTGGACGGTCATATGATTCACGCTTGGCATGGAACAAAAGGCACTATGAAAGACGCAGCCGCGAAGATGCGAGGGAAGAAAGATTATTTGGAGATCGCCGATGGACTTAAATTGATCGCGAAATCGCTGCAGATCGCGCCTTGTCAACTTCAAGCGATATTATGGCTCGCGCGTAAGCGAATATTAGGTATAAAGAGCGACGATCAACTAGAGCTATTTCGCGCTCTAGACGATACTCATAGGACAATCTGCGACCCAAGAGATTATCCGCCATACCAAATAAAGGACATTTAATGTGGATCACGAAGAAAGGACAAGCGATCTAGGGTTTGTTGCTACGAAGCACGTCGTTAGGCGCGTCAGGCGTCGAATGGGACTTCCGAAACGAGCCGTAATAGGCGAAATTGAAAAAGCGTACAAATACGGGCGTCGCATCGAAGAATTCAGCGGGCGCTTTAGGGAGCACCTAGATAGCATAAGATCGAATAAAAGAGGCGCAAACAAGATTATCGTTTATCGCAACTTTATGTTCTTGATCAACGAGCGACCAGATCGGAATGACAGAATTCTAACCGCGTACCACGTCCCGCAAGAATACAGACGATTAGTAAAAAGGAATATAAAATGAAACTCCCTAACTTCACCCGCAGCGGCTTCGTTAACTGCCGTCGTTTCCCGCCCCCGGCGATCTCGAAGGTTTGCGCGCACCTTAATAGGCGCGACGTCAATATAACGGGCGGCGTCGTTACGCGGGGCGGCGAGGAATGCTTGGATTGCGGCTCTGTTTATGTCGATGGAATGTGGAACAAATCAACGTGACTCATAAAAATATATTTGCCATTCTTATTTTTATTCTTTCAGTCCTCATAGGAATAAATATCGTATTTGCAATGAAAGTTCATCCGGGTAACTGGATTGATGTAATCTTTCTATCTATAATTTGCGGCTTTTCGATATACAAATGGGCAAATCTGAATGACTGATGAGGAGCTAGAAGCGCTCGCAGAGGCGTCCGAAAATGATTTTCGGCACAGAGCAGCGGAGCATTCAGATTTCCGTTACGACAAGCAACAAGATAATTTCTGGGATACAAAAACAGATATGCTCATTACGGGGAGAGCCGTCAACGCCTCTATCCCAACAGCAGATTGGGAAACGACGGGCGGTGATGACCCTCGCCCTATCGCTCCAGCTAAAACGATAGCAAATATAGATACGGGATTAGTTGTTGAATGCTCGACTTGGTGGCCGGGTAAATCTAAGTTCATTCGGAACTATGTAATTAACGAAAAAGGCGCAATACCCTTAGACGGCGCAACGACTTTCAACACCTATAGAGCGCCCGATCTCGAAAATATGAAAAGCGACGTTTCCCCTAATAAATGGATTGCGCACGTTAAGAAACTATACCCTGACCCGATTGAGCACGAGCATTTCTTCGACTTCGCGGCCCACGCAATCCAAAAGCCCGCAGAAAAGCCGCAGCACGGCATATTGCTCGCCGGGGTTCAAGGCATAGGGAAAGACACTCTGCTTCGACCAATCCGCTGGGGCGTGGGACCGGGTAATGCGGCGGCGATAGACCCTGACGAGCTGTTTACGGGCTATAACGGCTACGCTAAGAGCGTTTTACTCGTTATAGATGAGGTAAAGCCGCACCCCAACGCCGGGAAAGCGAGCGACTTCTATAATAAGCTAAAACCCCTCATGGCGAATACAGGCGAGACTATCGGCGTTATTGTTAAGTTCGCGAACGTGGTTTATATTCCTAATGTGACGCGCGTCGTGATGACGACCAATGATCCGCTAAAGATGTACATTCCTAAAGAAGATCGGCGCATATTCGTTATGACGTCGCAACTCCCTGACCCGTCGGAAAATGATGTATTTAGTGAATATTATTTCGATGAGTTTTTTGCTTGGCTCTCTGCTGGAGGAACTCAGGCCGTCGTTAAGTGGCTCGCTGAACGGGACATAAGTGAATTCCGGTACGGAAAGAAACCGCCTGTCACAACTGGCCGTCGTGCGATTATAGAGAGCGCTAATGCTGCCCGGCGATCTATGGCTGATGAAGTGTTTGAGTTGTTTATCGAAAAGGCTTTAGGGGGTGAGGAGCCTGATGTTATATTCCCGTCAGACCTTATCCAATTTATTTCCTCCGCCGATGGCCTTTTCGACGATCATGAAGGCGGATTAAAGGCTATACGGGCGCGTAATTTCCATTATAAGATGGGAGAACGGGGATATGAGATACTTCGCAACCCCGATAGTGTCCGGTGGAAACGAGGGGCGTTCGCTTCACGCGTCGCTTTCGTAAAACGAGACATTAAAGTTGAGAAGCGAATAGATGTAGTTCGCGCTGCGCTCGCTGACCGACCTTTGAAGTTAAATGTAGAAAAGGCAGACTTTACGCCTGAATTCAAAAAAGAGGAGAAATTCTAATGCCACCAGCAGAAACAGTAAGGGAAATTCGCGTAGCGGACACAAATCCTATTCCGATTAGGCTTCGATGTCCCGAATGTCACGAATTGCACATTGATAAAGGGAAGTGGGAAACAATTCCGCACCACACGCACGCCTGTCAGCACTGCGGCAATATCTGGCGTCCTGCCGTAGTTTATACAGTCGGCGTCCAGTTCCTTCCCGGTTTTCGGGATGACGATTAATTGTCATTGGGATATAAATCTTGTGTCTGCGGGCGAGAATTTCTAAGCAAGGATGATTTTTGCTCGAAGAACTGCGAGCGGTTAACGAAGGCCGCTCGCTTACGACGCCAAGGCAGATCGGGAACGCCGACGTTAGACGTTCAAGAAAGAACGCCCGAGTGGAATAGATAGCCGTCCGCCGGGCGGTTGACCGGAAAAGGCGTAAGGATTATAATATGACTATATCGAAAAACGATAATAAAGCGGGGTTTGGGTCCGCAATGGGTCCGCAAAGGACGTTTATAAAAGAGATCGGACCCACTCTAAGTGACTGAAAATAATAGGAAATATCGCAATGGGTCCGCAAGGACGTTTTTATTGCTAACCTTTTCGCGCGCGCGGGCGAATAAAAACTATATAAGAACTCTCGCGTTAATTTATAAATATAACGAGCCTTGCGGACCCAAGGCATATAACCCTTTGAAATTGCTGCGGCTTTCTCTGGGTCCGATCTCGAAAGTTGCGGACCCATGCGGACCCATTGCGGACCCATTGTAAGATAAGGTGAATATTATGGCGGATTATGATTACAACGAGGCGGATGGGGATAGGCTGCGAGCTAAGAAGCGGGCGATGCACAATAAGACTAAGCGTCAGCTAACAATAGAGATGAAGGAGGCGTTTGTTAATGGGCCTGATGCTATAGAGGCCTTTAGGAAGAAGTACCACTTCACAGAGCGCGGCCTTCTTATGCACGGGAACTGTGCAGGTATTGATCTACGACACTATGATGAAGGGATGAGGCAGATGCACAGAGATAGGCGAGCGAAGGCAGAAGCGGAGCTTAATGATAGGATAGGGAAGATGAAGAAGGCGAGCTGTGTTGATTGTCAGAATAAGATCGGCAGTGTGTGCGCTTTAAAGATGAGACCGGGGCCGCATGGCTCTTGTGAAGAATATTCTAGGCACTGGAGGTTGCGGGAAGGGCACAACAATAATGGCGGCGCAGACTAGAATGTCAGCCCAGCGAGATCGTAGTGCTAGGACTAGGCTTAGACGGCTTAAGAAAAGTCCGCTTTGTGTTGACTGCCTGTTGCTAGGCAAAACTAAGGCCACTGAAGAGATAGATCACATTATCCCTTTGGAATGGGCGGGCCGTGAGGTTAATGATGCGATCTTAAAGCTCCTGCTTGAGACGGGATTGATTAAAGCTGGCGAAGCGCCTAAGTATTTAGATATGAACCTTGATGTTGATATCAATACACAAGGCCTTTGTGTTGAGCACAACAGACATAAAAGGAATAGACAGAGCTATGGACACAAAATCTATGGAGTTGACGGATGGCCAAAGGAATAGGAGGGGGGCGCCAAAAGTTTGGACGGACTGATTGTAAGACCACCGCCCCCACACAAGAAACAACTTGAAGCCCAAAATACATAAATACAATAAACTACAAAGGATTACAAACTATGACAAAAGCAAAGAGCACTAAAAAGAAGCCGACAAAATCTTCAAGACGGACTGCGAGCGACAGCAACACGTCCGCGAAAGAAGTTATGGAGCAGGCAACAAAAATAATTGTTCCGCCAAAGCACATGACTATGAGCGATGCAGCCGTTGAATATTTTAATGACATCATAAACGAACGCGCCAACGTGGATTGGGCCGCTCATGACGTTGCAGTCGCGGCAAAGCTCGCTAGGTATATGGTCCGTGAGGATGAATTGAGCGACGCCCTTGACGTCGAGGGCGCGAGAGTGTTGGGGGCGCAGGGCGGTTGGGTTAAAAATCCGACAGCGACAGTCTTGGCAGATACGTCAGGGAAAATAATTGCGCTGCGGCGATCTTTATGCCTTCACACAGCGGGTGCTAATCCGGGTTTGAAGTCAACGCAAGTTGGGCGTGCTCGTGGTCAGCGCCGGGCGGTACAAGACGCTGCCGACGTATCTGATCCATTGATCGCCCGGCCACAGTAATGGGGAAGCCCGTCACAAAGGCGGAGATCAAGAAGGCCAAAGCTCTTTTACCCGCGCATATCGCAAATGCCATTCGAAGCGGGCACGTTCCGCGACTTAGGGATTGGCGTCACCTTGGCTATGAGGATATGACGCGAGCTGAAAGGAATATGGCTTTTTGCGAGCGTTACTGCGTTGTGCCGGAAGGAAAGTTGCGCGGAGAGCAAATCCAGATGGCTGATTTTCAGGAAGTCTTTTTTCGAGCGATCTTCGATAGCCCCAGACGAATTCGCCGGGCGTATTTATCTATTGCGCGGAAGAATTCTAAGACTGCAACAATTGCGCTGATCTTGCTTTGCTTTCTTGTCGGTCCAGAGGCAGTTCATAATGCCCGTATGAATTCGGGCGCTCAATCTCGAAAGCAAGCTGCAGAGGTTTTTAATTATGCAGCAAAAATGATCAGGTTTAGTCCAGAGCTTTCTGGTCTGACGCGAATTGTGGATTCAAGTAAGCGCATAATCGGGCTTTCTATGAACACAGAATATGAAGCGCTTTCTGCAGAAGGAAAAACGGCGCATGGCGGTTCGCCTCTTTTGGCTATCTTGGATGAAGTTGGACAGATAAGAGGCCCGCAGGATGATTTTGTTGATGCCATAGAAACGTCTCAAGGAGCGTATGAAGGCGAAGCGTTGTTGATCGCGATTAGCACACAAGCTCCAACTGACGCGGCCCTATTTTCGAAATGGCTTGATACAGCAGAAATTGGAGGCGATGACTCAATTGTCTCTCATTTATATACTGCGCCGGATGAATGCGAGTTGGATGATGTGAGCGCTTGGCAAGCTGCTAATCCTGCTCTTGGGTTATTTCGATCTCGTAGTGATGTTGAAGGACAAGCGCGTGACGCAATCGGGAACCCGTCTATAGAAAGTCGCTTTCGCGTCCTCACCCTTAATCAAAGACAGAATATGGTTTCTGCTTTGTTTAGCAAATCAGCTTGGAAGGCTTGTGGCGAACTGCCGCGCCCTTTGGGCAATCGGGAAGTTCTTGGCGGGTTAGATTTATCTCTTGTTAAGGATTTGACGGCTCTCATTTTAACGGCTCGCGACGAAGAAACGGAGCGATTGGACGCTCATTCGTATTTTTGGATGCCGCAAGATACAGTTAAACTTCGATCTAAGGAAGATCAAGCGCCATATGACGTGTGGGTTAAGCAGGGACTTATTAAAACTACGCCGGGTCCAGTTCTTGATTACGACTTTATCGCGAGAGATATAGGGGAAATTTGCGCCGAATTGAACATGAAATGTCTTTGTTTTGATCCTTGGAAGATGTTAGCGCTTAAAAAAGCTCTTGATGACGCCGAAATAACTCTCCCATTGTTCGAGCACGGTCAAGGTTACAAAAGTATGTCACCAGCTATTGACTTATTGGAGGTTGACGTATTAAAACAAAACTTAGCACACGGAAATAACCCTGTGTTAGCGATGTGCGCCGCCAACGCCGTCGTTCGCCCTGATCCATCAGGAAACCGTAAACTTGACAAAGAACGGTCAACAGGACGTATTGATGGCTTGCAAGCGCTTGCTATGGCTCGTGGAGCGGAGATTAAGATCGTGGAAGATAACACAGGGGTTTATGAATCTCGCGGCTTGAGGGTACTAGGATGAAGTTTCTAAGTCGGATTGGCCATACATTAATTAAGATGAGCGGTGAGCCGGAAGTCCTAGGGACTAGCGAGGCGCTTAAGCAAATGCTAGCGAGTAATCGCGGGTCAGCGGAAGAAGTTACGGCGGTGTTGCGTTGTATTGATTTGCTATCTAATTCTGTTGGTATGCTTCCGATGCGTCCTGTTAATTTAGAAACTAGGCAGCTTATTCGCGATCATCCCTTGCACGATCTTCTTATGTTCGAGCCAAATAAGCAACTCACAGCGATGGAGCTTAAGAAGTTAATGGAGCGTCGGCGTCAGAAAGACGGCGTTGCTTATGGCTTAGTTATTCGCGTAGGCGATAAGCCTGTTGCTATTCACCCAATTGAAAAAAGTAGAATTGAAGTTAAACAAAATTTTGATTGGACTTTGGAATATAGATTGATTAGGCCGGGCCGCACAACCATCGACGTTCCTGCTGGGAATATAATTCATTTGCGCGACATAATGGAAGATGAAACTTTGACGCGTTCGCGCCTTATTCTTGCGAAGCGAGCTATTGCGACGGCCAACGCAGGAGAAGAAGCCCAAAAGAGCATTTATGAAACAGGCTCTTTAGCGAAGGGAATGGTGGCAGTTGATAATGAGTTATCTGATAAAGCCTTCAATCGTCTTAAGGAAGACATAAAGAGATTTGAAGGGCCAAACGCAGCCGGGCGATTAATGCTTGGCGAGCAGGGGATGAAATATTTTGATTTCGGAATGACAGGGCGCGACGCACAAACAACAGAAGCTCGCGGCCATTCTATCGAAGAAATTGCTCGTGTATTTGGCGTGCCACGCCCTTTGTTGATGATGGACGATACATCGTGGGGTTCTGGGATTGAGCAACTCGCGACGTTATTCGTCAGATTTGGCCTCGCGCCATCTTTGTTCGCTTGGGAACAGTCCATGCGAAGAGTTTTGTTGACTCCTGCAGAAAAGAGGTTTATGGATATTGATATTGACGAACGCTTGTTGTTGCGTGGGTCGTTGAAAGATCAAGCAGAGTTCTTCGCCAAGGCGTCTGGCTCTGGAGGCCATCGCCCTTGGTTACATGATGACGAAATACGACATAAGACAGGCGAGCCGCCTTTTACAGCGGAACAGAGAAAGCAACTGGAGACACCAAATGCCCAAGCCCAACCCACTACGGTTTAGCGGTCCAGCTCACGTTAAAGCGTTCACGGACGCTAAGACGATTGAGCGGTGGAATAAAGAGAGCGCGGGCGTTCAGGCACGATCTCAAGATGAAACCACAATTACAATTTATGATATCATCGGTGAAGATTGGTGGACCGGGGAAGGCTTTACGGTTAAGCGCTTAAATGCAGCACTGCGTTCAATTGGCGAGAAAGACATCACAGTTAATATCAATTCGCCGGGCGGCGATGTCTTCGAAGGCGTCGCGATCTTTAATGAATTGCTTCAGCACCCCGCTAAGGTTACGGTCAATATCGTAGGCAATGCGTCATCAGCTGCCTCATTTATCGCTATGGCGGGTGATGAGATTTATATGGGCAAGGGCGCAACAATGATGATCCACGAAGCTATGTCCGGCGCTTGGGGGACTTCGAGTGATATGCACGAAGTCGCAGATTATATAAAGAAGATTTCTGATGGCATCGCGGAGTTATATGCAGAACGCGCTAACCATACAGCCGATGAATTTCGCGAAATGATGGGCGTTGGCAATCTTAATCTTGGAACGTGGTTCACGGCTGATGAGGCGATTGAGGCAGGACTGGCTGACGGCCATTACGAAGGTCCAACGCAAAAGGTTGATAATAAAAGAACCAATGACAAAGCGCACACGAAGCGTGACGCAGAACAACTCTTGACGCGGGCCGGGATGAGCCGGGCTGATGCGCGAGGATTGTTGGAAAAATTCTCTGGCAAGCAGGACGCTGCCAAGACTAATGGCAAGCAGGACGCTGCCAGCCCGGAGCTAGCGGCACTCGCCGCTTCATTTACAGCGGACATGAAGCCGCAAACATAAGGAACTATCATGAAACATAAAATGACAGCAATTTCACTGGCGGCGCTCGCTCTCGCGGCCCCCGGTGCTCTCGTTGGAGGCATTCAAAATGAAGCGCCACAACAAACCGCAGAAGAGCTTTTGACAACTCTTCACACAGCGTTTAATGAATATCGCACATCGAATGATGCGCGTTTTGAGGCTATTGAGGCCGGGCAAGGGACGGCGGAGCTTGATGAAAAAATTGCCAAGCTCGAAAATGCAATGTCGGAAGCTGAGTCAGGTTTGGCAACCATAGCAACACAACTCACGGCTGGCGCTGCAGGCGGAGCGCGTGAAGATCGCGTTGTCGATCAAGACTACACAGACAACTTTAATAAGTTTATGCGCCTATCTGGAGACAGCAATGTGCCCGGCGATATTGCGAATGTCTTGCAAAAGACGCCGGATAGCGATGGCGGGTATTTGGTGCCGACTGAGTGGGACCGATCTATTCAAGACGCGCTCGTGGAAGTTTCTGCCATTCGCCAATTGGTGAATGTCCAGAATGTTACTGGCGGTGGTTTTAAGAAGTTGATCAATCTAAAAGGCACAGCTGCTGGCTGGGTTGGCGAAACTGATGCCCGCCCGCAAACGGCTTCAGCAACTTTCGATGAGCTGGATATTGGCTGGGGCGAAGTCTATGCGATGCCAGCTGCGACGCAAAATATTCTCGATGATTCCGAGATTGATATGGAAGCGTGGCTGGCTGGTGAAGTTCGCGAGGCTTTCCAACTTAAGGAAAATCCCGCGTTCGTAGCTGGCGACGGCGTTAAGAAGCCGCGCGGCTTCCTGACTTATGTTCCGGGCGGCACGAATGCTAGTCGCCATCCTTTAGGCTCTTTGGGCCTAATCGCTTCTGGCGGCGCTGCCGTGGTCACGACTGACGCTATCATTGATATGGTGTATAGCCCGGCGAAGAAATATCGCGCTAATGCCCAATGGGCGATGAACCGCTTATCTCTCGCAGCTATCCGCAAATTGACCGATACTGAAGGCAACTATTTGTGGCAACCAACGCTTGCAGCTGGCCAGCCCTCAACGCTCGCCGGGTACGGCATCGCTGAAATTGAGGACATGCCTGATCTTGCAGCAGACGCTTTCCCGATTGCCTTTGGCGATTTCAAGATGGGCTATACGATCTTTGATCGGTCTGGCGTGACGATCTTGCGTGATCCATATACGAATAAGCCTTACGTCTTGTTCTATACCACAAAGCGCGTTGGTGGAGCTGTTGTGGACCCGAACGCGATTAAAGTGATGAAAATCGCTGCTACGATCTAGTAGCTAAAATCTTCCCTAGCCTCTAAACTGGAGGCTAGGATTTAACCTAGCCAACTTAAAAGGATATATCATGGCAGACGAAAAAAAGGGTAAGAAATCCACAGTCGCAGATAAGCAAGCGCCCGCAGCGAAGCCTGTGACGCAAGTTTCTGCGCCTCGCATTAACACATCAGAAATGATGACGGCAAAAAAAGCCAAGGCAGAAGGACTTGACGGCTTTTTGTTTGGTAAAGCCGGGGAGCCAGAGCCAAAGGCCAAGAAAGCTCCCGCTAAATAAATATTATGACCTTCGCTCCTGTACTTATAACCGCAGCGACAGCTGCTGCGCTTACGCTTCAGGAAGCGAAGGATCATTTGAATTTGGACCACGATGACGATGATGCTTTAGTTACGTCCTTGATTAAGGTTGCCCAAGAGCATCTTGATGGCCCAGAAGGAATTTTATCTCGCATTCTTATGGATAGCGTGTGGGAGGAAACGATTGATGTCAGAAATTCTAAGTGTATAGATTTATGTTATAATCCTATTTCGGCGATAGTTTCAGTAACGAATGATGGCGATTCAGTTACAGCATATGACTTGCGCCAAAAGGATACAGGGCAATATCGAATTATATTCACGGAAGTGCAGACCGGGGAGATCGTCGTTAGGTATAGCGCGGGCGCTGAAAGCGCAGAGGAAGTTCCAGAGCCGTTGAAACAGGCCATGCGGCTTCACATAGGCTCTTTATATGAAATGAGAGAAATGGAAGCTGTTGGCGTTAGCGTTTCTGATTTGCCTCACTATGACATTTTGGTTGGACCATATCGAAGAAGGAGAGTTGGTTGATGACACAGGTAATATTTACGGATGCATATGATTTCCGGCCAGACGGGGATTGGAGATCAATTGTAGAGTATTTCCCTTCTGAAGAGCCACAAACAGTTACTCGTGAGTGCGCTAAAAAAGCGATAAAGGCTGGCGTGGCTAAGGCTTATAAGTCGAAAGGAAAATCAAATGAGAAGCGGAAGCCTTCGACGAAAAATAAGAATTGAGCAGCGGACTAGAACATCTGACGGCGGCGGCGGCACAGAGATCGGGTGGGAAGTTTTTCAAGACAATTTAAAGGCGAAAATCGTTTCCAAGAGTGGTCGAGAGGCGCATACAGATGACACCTTATCTGGCATTCTTACTCACGAAATTTTTGTTAGACGCTCATCCAGAACAATTCCTATAACGAATTTAATGCGCATACGTGAAATTGAGACTGATGAAATTCACGACATAAAAGCGATTTGGCCCGATGAACTTAGGCGCGTTATTAAAATTGTAACGCAAACTGGAGGGCGGGATGGCTGATGCGTTTAGTCGAAGGGATGTTGTACGCATGACGCGTGGTCTTAGGCGCTTTCCAAGCGTGGCGTCCAGACATATATATGCGGCCCAGCAAAAGAATGCCCAAGAAGCCAGAGGATATATGCAAACTCTCGTTCCAAAGGATCAAGGTGTAACAAAAAGTCACAGCATTGCCGCTGCATATCGACACGAAAGTGGCGGAGCTATAGGATTTGCGATGAAGACTTCTCGCCCTAACGCGCCCGGCGCAACTTCAGAAAATAAACTTGAGCGGATTAAAGCGATTTTGTTTGCAAATGAAACAGACTTCTTTTATGCTGTATGGAATTTGAATAAATCTCGCTGGAGAGGTCGAATGAGCCGATCTATGACGAAATCGGCAAGAGAAATTGTAGGAGCTATTTAATGCCCGATCTAGGCCCTGATCCATCTTGGGAAGTTCAGAAAGCTATATATGCTCGATTAACTTCAGAATTGCCTAACATTCCAGTTATTGATAATGTAGAGGCATCCGAATTCGAAGATACTTTGCCATTTATTCTTATTGGCGATGATCTTCTTGTTGATGATGAAAACCAAGTTACTGAGGATTATCAACTCAGCACTTTTATTCGTTGTCACGCTGAAGGCCCATCGCGAAAAGCGTCTAAGGCTTTAGCTCATCAAGTCAGAGCAGCCATGAAGGCGCCATTTCAGATCGAAGGTTTTGTAAGTGATGATATGATATCATATCACAAAGGAACTCAAAGCGTTCTAATTGAGGGAGTTGCGCACGCCGTTATTGTAGAATGGCGATTTGACCTTTTGGAATATACAGAGTAAATTTAAATTAATCCAACAACCAATCACGCCAATGGAGATAACTTATGGCCAGAGTAAATGGAGTTAGCTACAGCCAAGTCGTATTGGCTTTTGATGTAGCCGATACAGGGACGTATTCTCAGTTTTGTACGATTAACGGCGATAAGGCTTTGACGCTTTCCAACTCTTATGTTGAGTCAACTTTGCCGGATTGTGACAATCCCGATCTCCCTGACATTCCTGAGCATACAGCTGACGTTCGTTCCGCGACGTTTAATGGGGGCGGAAAAGTTCACGCCGATGATGTTGACACTTTTGCTGATATCCATATGACGGGACAAAGTGTCAAGTGCAAAGCGACGGTGGGCAAACCCGGCGCTGGCTTTACATTAACTGGCTTTGTAAAATTCGAGAATTTCGAATTCAACTCGTCTCGCAAGCAGTATGCTGAAGGCTCTGTGAGCGGAATGTTTACTGGCGATTACGTTAAAGCCTCTATTCCAGCTTCATAATGTCAGCTTCAGGCGTCACTCGTTTAGAGTTTGGCGGTGAAGAGCGTGATTTTATATTTCGCTTATCAGAGCTGCGTCGCCTTCAAGAGTTGACAGGGCGCGGCCCTCACAAAGTCCTTACCGATCTAAGGAATGGCGATTGGCTTATTGATGATCCTCGCCACGTAATTCGATTAGGATTAGAAGCTGCGGGCGTTGAGCCAAAAGAGGCGACGGCGCTGGTTAGGCGGTATCTTGACGAAAGGAAGCGTTGGTTAAGTGAAGGGCGCACACTAGCTATCGGAATTTTGGTTGATGGATTGGAGGCTCCAGATGATGACCCGCCGGGAAAGTAGCTTCAAAAAATGGAGATGCTGATACTGCACCGCCCCTTTCTGGCGAGCGTTGGCGATTTGCCCCTTTCTGGGAGATCGGCGGCGCGTTAGGGTTATCGGCACGCGAGGTTGGTTTGACCTCGCTTTGGGAATTTATGTGCGCTTATGCTGGCTGGCTAAGGGCACAAGGAGTAGAAGGCGAAGCTGAAGCTATGAGTGATGATGATCACGAAGCTCTAATTGAAGCCTTCAAAGCCGCAGAAGCTAAGGGAGGCGGGAAGTGAGCAACGAAGCCGAATTAATCCTGCGGCTCGAAGCTCGCACAAAAAAGTTTCAGCGCGATCTTTCAAAAGCTATCGACAAACTTGATGGTAACGTCAAGCGAGGAAATAGATCATTTGACAAAGGTATGAGCCGAATGGAGCGGAGAGCCAAGCGCTTTACTCGCAATTTAGCCGGGACGTTTGGTGGAATTGGCCTTGGGGCGTCACTTGTTATAGGCTCTAAAATTATAGCTGACTTTAGACAAAGTATGTCTACGGTTAAAGCTGTTACAGGCGCGACGGCTAGTGAATTTGCATTGCTCGAAGACAAGGCCAGAGCTTTGGGAGCAACGACAAGATTTAGCGCGTCTCAAGCAGCGGACGGAATGGTTGCTTTGGGCCGGGCAGGTTTTAGTACGCAAGAAGTTCTCAGCTCTATCGAAGGCACGTTGTTGCTTGCACAATCGGGCGCTTTGGAGTTAGGGTCAGCAGCCGATATAGCATCGAATGTTTTGCAAGGCTTTAGATTGAATGCTTCAGAAGCCGGGCGAGCGGTTGATGTTCTTTCGCTTGCAGCTAATAGTTCTAACACTGATGTTGAACAACTTGGGCAAGCGCTATCATTCGTTGCCCCGGCGAGTGCTAGCGTTGGTGTGTCTCTGGAAGAAACGTCCGCAGCAATTTCCGCTTTATCAGATGCAGGCATACAAGCGACGCGAGCTGGTACGGGATTGAGACACATCCTTATACAATTGGCATCTAACGGACAAGATTTAAGTCAGAAGTCAGGAGGGCTTCAAGGTGCACTTAGGAAATTAGCATCTCAAAACATTGACCTTGCGAAAGCGAGCGAGCTTGTTGGAAATCGCCAAGCAGCCTCTTTGTTAGTTCTTCTTGATAGCATTGATAAAATTGGCGATCTCGATGAAGCCTATCAAAACTCTGCAGGAAGTGCGTTAAAAACTGCAAAGATTATGGACGATAACCTTAATGGTGCGTTATTGGCGACAAAATCTCGTTTACAAGAAATGGTAATCGCTTTGGGCGAGGCGGGAGGCGAGCAAACGCTTATCGACTTGTTGGAAAGGTTACAAGCAACACTAACATTTGTTGCGGAAAATGCAGATACATTTAACAAAACCTTAATTATTCTTGCCGCGACGGCATCAGGGTTGATTTCAGGCAGCGCTCTAGGCGGCGTCTGGAAGGTTCTTGGTAAGTCAAGAACTTCTTTTTTGACAGCGGCAACGGCAGCAAATGTAACTACAGTCTCTGTTAAAGGACTTACGCTTGGCGTCAAGCAATTACTGATTGCACTTGGCCCAGCGGGTTGGGTTGCGTTAGCAGCGGGCGCTATTGCTGCGTTTGTTCAATTTGGTGGTGCAGCAGAAACTGCGGCCCAAAAGATTGATAGCTTTGATAAGACTATGGGAGATTTATCACGCACAAATAAATCGCTGCAAGAGGATACAAAAACTCTTGAGGGGTTGATGCACGATCTTGCAGACGCGAGCATAGAAATCGGGGAAGCCGCACAATCAGCCAAACTTCTTGAGATTGGCGCGTTAAATGAGCGCATCGCAAAAAACAAGGAGCTTGCAGAAACTTATAAAACTTTGTTGCGAGCACAATTAACGTCTGGTCAAGCTGACGTTAATAAAATTGAAAGAGATCAATTGGCTCTGACTAACGTCAGATCAAGACGAACGCACGGCAAAAATGTTCACACGAGATCGGCTGATGAAGAGCGACGCCTTCAACAAGAAGGCTTTAATAAGCTCTTAGAAGAAGCCAATCTTGCAGCAGAGAAAGGCGAGATATTAACGAAGAAGCAGACCGATGCTTTGGAGCTTCATGTAGCTCAAGCTGAAGCGCTCGCTAAAGTTGAATCAGCTCGCGCGCAATTGAGAGAATTGAATGAGCCCACGCCTGTTGTTCCGCCACCACCGTCTCCGCCACCACCCCCTAGTGGCGGAGGCGACGGGGAGGCGGAGATTGACAAGGCGTTGAAGCGTCAATTAGATTTAATTGAAGAACTAGGAAAGACAGAGCGCGAGCAAATCGCGGACTTATTGAAAACTAGGCTCGAAGCAATTGAGAAATCTGGGAAGGCGGAAAAAGATAAGGCATCACTTCGATCTAAAGCTCACGCTGATGCAGAAAAAGAATTAAAAGAATTGCGCGATGCGGAAGTTGAGGCAGCAGCACAAAGAGAAAAAGACGCCGAAAGCGAGGCTCAGTCAGATTTTTCTTATAAACAAGATCGCTTATCATACATTGCAGAAATTGCAGCGGCCCAAGCTAGAATGTCAGGCAGGGCGTTGGAAGCAACTCAAATTGAGTTAGAAGCTGTTAGAGATAGATATCAGGCAGAGCTTGATTATATAAATGAAGTCATAAAGAAAAAAGGCGAAACGCCGGAACTGTTGGCCGATAGAGCAAATGCTGAAGCGGGCATAGCTGATGCCGATGCCAACATACAAAGTGCAAATGAAAGCGCGGTTCGTGAATTTGATTCATTGGCATCGGGAGGCAGCGATCTTGATCAAGAATTGGAACGAATTGATGAAATTGAAAGAGAGAAGCTAGAGCGCCTTGAAGAGTTGCGCACTGAAGAGTTAGAAGCGCTTCGCGATTTTGAAGCGCAGAAAACTCAGATCGAAGCTGACGCGGACGCAGCGCGAAGCGAAGCGAGAATTGCAGCGCTTCGATCTCAATTGAACGTCACACAAGATTTACTTGGCGGGATTACTACAGCACTTCGTAACGCCGGGAAAGAGAATACCAAGGCAGCAAAGATCGCGGCCAAGGCGCAGCAAGTTATTTCCCTAGCAAACGCCGTTATAAACACAGCAGAGGGCGTGAGTGAAGCTCTTGCCGGGGGAAATATCCCGAAAGCCATTCTTGTGGGCGCTCTGGGCGCTATACAGGTGGGAATAATCGCTTCACAAACATTTGATGGAGGAGGATACACAGGAAAAGGGGCACGCGTCGGCGGTGTTGATGGGAAGGGCGGATTTTATGCTCTGCTTCATCCTAATGAAACTATTGTAGATCACAATAGGCCAAATGCGCCTATAGGCGGAAAGTCCTTAGAAGAAGGCTTAGGAATTTCTACTCCATCAGCAGCTCTTTCCCGTACAGTTAGTGCTCGCGCCCTTACAGCAGCTAGCAGAAGATCGGAAGGGCATTCATTTCGGTCTGGTGATTTAATTATACAAGGGAATGTTGACTCAGATATGTTACCAGAGTTAAAAGCCCAGATGGATGATTTTAGAAAAAATCAAATTAAAGATTTTAACGAGATGGCTGATGCGCGTGAGCGAAGAACAACGCCGCGAACTCAGCGCAGAGTTGGCAGAGGGAGTTCGCGATGAGTGTTGGTGAATTTTGGCCAGAGAAAGGCGTTCAATCTTGCGAGTGGATTTTGAATTATCGGGACAGTGCACCATCTGCATTATCTGGAAATTCTATAGCAGTTCCTTTGGGAGAGCCTTACTGGACAATTGATGTTACAGTTGAAGTTCCCGCACGATCTTTATTAGATAGCCAATGGGCGGGCTTTTTTGCTCGACGCGAGGGAAAGCGAAATTCATTTACGGCAAATAGGTCATTTAGGTCATTCCCTGCATCCGGTATGACGCCTGACGAAGATGCTTATATCGCAGATTTTAATAGAACGACAGGCATGATACAAATTAACGATATTGGGTTATATCTAGCAAAAGCAGGAGATATGATAGGATATTTTACGGCGCAAAGTGGCTTTTATGTAGGCGAAATAAAGACAGTTAACGTAAGCTCGCCGGGAAGTCCTTTGGTCGTTCTTGCTACGCCCCCGCCATTCCCTTTTCACCCTACTACGCCGTCACTTCGATTAATCAAAGCAGCGGGCGAATTTAGGATGGATCGCCAGCCCCGGCCAATAGAAAAGTCATCAAGGCGCTCTTGGAGCTTTAAAGCAACACAGGTTGTAAGAGGATGAGCTTATTGGATGCAACAGCAGAAGTTGAGGCTCTATTGCGTTCTGGTCCGCTAGAAACGGCAACGATTGTTGACGTTTTTTTAGATAATGAGATGCGGCACTATTCGGATTTATTTCATCCCATTAGCATTAATGACGGCACTGGTGATGGAATTGGGTTGGTGGATTATATACCTATGGGCGACAGACTAATTCCTCCCTCAGAAATAAAGGAAACGCAATCTTTAGGCTCAACTGGAGTTTCAATTTTTCTGGATAGCTCTAGGATATCTGATGATACAGATGTTGTCGGAGCCTTAGTTGACGCTGATGTGGTACAGAGGCGAATTAGGCTCCGCACAGTTTTATTCCGCCCGAATACTGCGCGATCTGATCCGTTATGGATTTTTAATATTAGAGATGGGGTTGTAGATGGGATTGATGATTCCATAAAAGTTGGCGACAATTCTGTGTTGGCGGTTCGGGTTGCGTCTGGCGCTTTTGCGTATAACGAAAGAAGAAATATGACTTACTCTACAGCAGATCAAAATGAGTTGTATCCTACAGACACAGGCTTCAGCAAGATTGCCAGACTTGTTGACGTAACTTTAAAGTGGAAGTCATGAGCCGTCCTAGAACGATTAAAAGAAATCGCCTTCCTGAATGGGAGCAAAACTTATTTCAATTTTTGAAGGGAGTTCGGAATAGCGATCTTAAGTGGGGAACTTTTGATTGCGTAATTGGCCTTGCAAGTGGAGCTGTAAAAGCTCAAACGGGAATTGACTTAGCTAAAGGCTATAGATCAAAATACAGATCAGAAGGCGCGGCCCTAAAGCTCATAATTAAAAAGGGCTGGACAAATAAAAATTCTTCTCTTGAACAAGCGCTCGCTGATTTGATGGATAATTTTTTACAACGAGCGCCTTTAGGCAATAGGCATAGGGGAAATATCGTTTTATTAGAGAGTGAGGAAGGGCCGGGCTTTGGCGTTCGGACTGGATTAGAAGTCGTTGCGCTATCAAGGGATGGCGGAACGCGATTATTCAAGCCGCCTGTTGGGGCGATAGAGTGGACCGTCACCTGAGATGAGTTTTATTGGAGCATTATTTAAGAAGCCTAAAGCGCCTGATAATCCGCTTACGCTTTCGCTTGACCCGAATGCACCGAGAAAATTATTGCTCGGCAAAACGGCGCTTGCTGGTTCATTTGCCTTTCACGGATTGTCTAATGACAGTCGCGATTTAACTCGTGTTGCGATTTTAGCTGGACATATCTGCAACGGAGTTACGAAGATTTGGGCTGACGGCCAACTTGTTTATTCTGGCAGATTAGTTCACGGTCAACGAACGGTGCTTACGGCGTTGAATTCGAGAAAGAAGAATTTTCCTCAATGCTGGGTAACGTGGTTTGATGGCCGTCCATCTCAGCCCGCTGATCCTTGGTTAGTTTCGACGCCTCATGCTCCGATTAATTGGTCTGCGTCGGACAGGCTTTCTGGGTGCTCTTATATTACAGTTACAATGAGGCATCACGAAGGTGACATCGACACCGTGCTTGATATGGTTTTCGAAGTTGAAGGGGCGAAGTTATACGATAGGCGACAAGATTCAACAGCGGGCGGCTCTGGGTCCCAGAGATGGGGGAATGCATTTAGCTGGCAATATACCGATAACGCAGCCGTGGCGACAGACCATTATCAATTAGGAATTATAGCCCCAGCTACAGACATAATTACATTTGGTATGGGATTGCAAACTTGGCAAGTTCCTTATGATGAATTTGAAGCAAATGCAAATACTTGTGACGAATTAGTTTATGGCCAATCAAGATATGCAGTCAACGGCATATTATCTGCAGCTGATGACCACAAAGATAACGTAGTAAGATTGGCTGAAGCTATGGCTTCTGTTCCTTATGATACGGGTGGGCGCGTCATTATACGTCCACAACAAGCGAGGCCAATTCGCATTACGCTATATGACGAGGATTTGGTTGATGATAGGCCTTATGATCTTTCGGAAAGTCCCGGCGGCGACGATCTCGTTAATACAATACGCGGCGAGTATAGAGAGCCGACAGTAAGGCATAACACGCAAGATTATCCTCAAGTTCAAGATGACGACTTAATATCTAAGGATGGGAGGCCATTTGAGGTTACGTTGGATTTGCCATTGGAAACGTCAAGTGCCAGAGCGCAACGGTTAGCGACGATTGAGCTTGAGGTGCAAAAGCGACGCGACATTATATCTGAAACATATATGCCAATAGCCAATGTTCTTACCGTTGGGGATTGGTTTGAGCGCGTTTCAAATCTTCGCGGCCCCGTCACAAAAGATTATGAAGTTATTGATAAAGAAGTTCTTGATGATTTAACAGTAAGAATAAAGGCGCGTGAAACTGACCCTTCAATAACTGCATTCGGAGCCAACCAAGCTCGCCCCGTCGATCTTCCCGACCCGCTTCCTCCTGTTGATTTTGATCGCCCTGATCCGCCCACGGCGACGGGCGATGATGGCACAGATACTGGAGGCGGGGCAGTTCTTCCTGCTGGCGTTATTACGCTCACAGGACTTGATTTGGAAGAGCGAGATCGCTTTGATCGCTTTGAAGTGGAGTATGGAATATCAACAGGCGGTGCAGAGCCCACTATCATTGATGGAGGCGCTTTGATCGCTTCTTTTGTTAATGAGGGGCAAAACGAACTTCGATTAACTGGACTTCTTCCATCGACAACTTATGCGTGGCGCTTGCGTGGCGTAGCCGGGGCGATTGCAACTGAGTGGACTGATTATGAAGAATTTACAACAGGGGCAGATTTTACTTCGACGAATACAGGAAGTTTAGGTGGAGTTCCTGCTAGCGAATTAATTGGAGCAATAGATCAATTAAATGACACGACAATTCCCGCTATCAATTCTGCTTTGCAGGCTGCATCTGATGCTCGCGATCTTCTTAGTTCTGGAATTGCCGACGCAAATCAAGCACTCGCCTCAGCAGTTCAGGCCGCCTCCGCTGCTCGCGATGATCTCTCAGATCGCATAGACAGTGCTGACAGCGCGATTGCGGCAGTTGATTTAGCCGCCTCAAATGCGCGAGATGTTCTTTCTGGAGAGATTGATGCAGCGGAGGCAGCGTTAGCTGCCGCCATCTTAGAGGCGTCAAACGCTCGCGCAGTAATAAACGACCTCATTGATGATCTTGTAACAACAACGTCTGCAGCTCAATCTGATATTATTGCTTTACAGAATACGAAAGCTGATCTTAGCGCACTAACAACTGAAGCGAATAGAATTGATGCGTTAATTTCTCAAGTGAATACTCGCCCGAATTTGCTTTACAATTCAACCTTTAGTGAAGGACAGGTTGGGTGGACAGCTGATGTCGACGCAACTTTTGGCGACGATGTTCATGGTCCTCACGTCATTCATAGTTCTGCTACTAGCAGATCAACATCAACACTAACTGTTAGCGAGAGATTTCCAATAAGTCCAGATCAGGATTATACAGTTTCTTATGACGTTTATAATGAAGCCGATACGAATTTTGTTTATGTCGATCTTTTGTTTCGTGATGCCGCTAACGCTTCAGTTTTGAATGGCGCTCAAAATCCTATAACTTTGGCTCGCGAATTTGGCGAAAGAGTGAGCAACACAGACACAGCCCCCTCAACAGCAACGCAAGTTGAAGTCCGTGTCGTGTCGAGAAATTTCGTTCCGGGCGATATGGCCGTCAGAAGAATTAAAGTTGAGGCGGCATCGGAAGCATCTTTGTGGTCAGACGAAACTACAACAGGAACTTCGCTAACAAATATCTTTAGCAGCATAACGAGCTTAGAGAATACGAAAGCCGACGGGACGGCTCTCACCGCAG